ATATTAAGTGTCTATCTGGTGTAGATACTAAACTAAATGCAGATGCTGTTGGTGCGCCTGTTATAATCGTTGCTCTAGTATTATTAGCTCCAGTAGGATTAGAGTCCCACTCAAAACTTTCACCACCATTTATAGTTGCAATAAGTTTGTTACCTAAATTATCTAGTGACCATAATCCTGGTGCTGTTACAATATCTCCAGATGCTGCAGCATTCCAAGCAAAAAAGTTTGATGCATCTGTTACTGTTGCACCAGATGAATGTGTAGCTGCTGTTGTTCCTAAAGCACCTCTTGTTAATCCAGATAATGTTCCGCTGTTGTCATTACCAGTGTATGTAATTAATTCTGTTCCAATCAACACTGTACCTGAAGATGGAAATGATGATGAACTAGCCATTGTTAAACTTGTTACTGATGCATTGATGTCTGATGATAATGTAGATGTAAATTGTCCTGCTTGTTGTCCACCCCAAGATCCCAAACTCCAACCTGTTGATGCAACCTCAACTGCTGGTCCCACAGGGTAATAGTGTTGAACTCGAATACCACCAGATGTTGTAGCACCTGATCCTGACTCGTTTGATTCCATTTCTATTGTTAGTGTTGTATCTGTTGGTATGGATGTCACCATAAATTTTTTATCTGTAAAGTCTCCAGAACCAAAATCAGAACCAGTGATAGCTGTAAAAGTATCTAATAATATAATATCAAACTTATTTATGTTGTGTGCAGATGCAAAGGTAAGTGTTACAGTCTTTGACCCATTAGTTGTAGAGAAAGCATTTGATAAAGATGTTGTAGATTTAATAGGATGTATATCGTAAAATATACCTCCAGAGTATGCATACAAAATTCTGTTTGTTCCTAGGATAGCATACTTGATACCTGATGTATTGACAAAGTGATGAATAGCTGTTGCTCGACCTGTTATAGCAACTGAACCTAGTTGTGACCAACCACCTATTTTTTCTGGTGTGCCATATCTAAATCTAACATTATCACCGTTAACCCATTGGCTTTCACCACCGGTAGCAGTGACCTGTTTATTAAATCCAGGCGCAAATTTAACTTTTTGCAGCATAGTGATTTCCTATGCCTTATGGTTTAGTCGGCCAAGTAGCGTTATTACATTTATCAACAGTGTCTTTTCCAGCTGGAAAATCTCTAAGCGACTGTCTGTAGTCTCTCATATCATCCGACATTGTTACATCAGATAATGCGTAATAGTCAGTCTCTGCTAGAAGCTGATTTCTTTTAGCTCTTAAAGCAGCTTGTGCTCTTCCTAAAGCACCAGCTTCCCAAGCTGCTTCTTCAGCATCTCTAGCTGCTTCTTCTTCAGCTGTAAGCTGAATACGCTCACCGTTAACCATCTTGAATCTAGGCATATTTGTTCTCCTTGTTTTTTGTTTATATACTATTTCATATAGTTGTAAAAGCCTAATTTACCCCATACAAATCTATTGTACCTGAATCCATATTGCCTGATTCCATTTTAAAATCAACAGCATTTATTGCCGATGTAGTATTAGCATATCCAGCTACAAAAGGATTTTGTGTGTAATTATTATAAGCATAAAAATTAGATGTGCAGATAAAGTGCTTCGCAAAAGTTGTATTACTAGGATCAAAGAGGTGCATAAAACCACTAACAGATTCATCATTACCATTACCAACCTGATTAACAATTGGTTGATAGTTGGTGGATTGTGCCAAATCTCCTGCAGTAAAATATCCTAATGATGTACTATCTCCAGCTTCATTATTATAAGCGTGAAAATAAGTAGAAGTTTTTGTAACATTGTAATTACTGCCACCATCTATAGAAAAATTAACTAAAAATTCTACGTTATCTGTTGCTGGGTGAATATTGTTAAAAATAAATATGTATTCTTTATAAGTGCTATCAATGCCTGACGTGATACTTAAACTTGATGATGAACTAGCTGTTGATCTTGATATAAAAACTAAATCACCAAGTCCTGTTATACTACCAACTGCTGTTGCATCTTTTAACGCTCTATTATTTAAAGTTACTATACTCATTATGATTTACTCAATCCATACATTTTAATTACACCACTGTCTATGTTGCCACCTGTCATTTTAAATTGAACTGCATTTACTGCAGAAGTTGTATTAAAATAGCCAGCTTGAAAACCATTTAAAGCAAAATCACCACCTGAATAACTATGACTATTGTTCATCCAATGTTTAACAAAAGTTGTGCTACTAGGATTAAACAAATATAAAGTGCCTGACATACTTTCATCATTGCCATTTCCAACATTATTACAAAGATTTTGAAAATTTGTTGATTGTGCTAAATCGTCAGCAGTATAATATGCAACTCCCTGACTTCCACCTGACTCATAATGATAACCTTGAAAAGCTGTGCTTGTAATGTCTACACCATAAGAACTTCCCCCATTTGTGCTTACTTGGAATTGTAATTCAGTGGCATCTGTAGCTGGATGCATATTAATATATTTAAAAATATAAGTATCATAAGTGCTATCAATACTAGAAGTAAAAGAAGATGATGATACTCCTGATGATATTGTATTTGTAGTAATTAAATTCATATCACCACTTGCTATACTATCTAAAGCAGTTACATTTAATATTGATCTATTATTATATTTAACTAACGCCATATAATTTTATAACTCCTGAATCTATATTACCTGAACCAAATTTGAATTGCACTCCTGTTACAGCAGATGTTGTGTTAAAATAACCAGCAGTAAATGTATGAGTTTCTTTTTCAAATGCTGATGAACTTTCCGCTATATAATGTTTTACAAAAGTAGTGTTGCTTGGGTCAAATAAGTGTAACATTCCCGATATTGATTCATCATTATCTGACCCTGTGCTTTCATTAATTCTTTGAAATGATGTACCTTGTGCTTGGTCATCACTATTAACATAACTAAGAGTCGTAGAACTATCAGCTTCATCGTGGTCTGCTATGAAATATGTGCTAGTAAGTGTGGTATTAAAATCAGTTCCATTTGTTGTTACTTGAAAAAAAAGTTTTGAATTATCAGTAGCTGGGTGAAGATTAATAAACTTGAAAATATATTCTTTGTAAGTTGAATCTATGCCACTTGTAAAATCTATTGTTGCACTACTACTAGCTGTCTGTGTAGAAATTAAATTTAAAGAACCACCACTAATAGCTGCAGGTATCGAAGTTATAGCTGATAAAGAATTATTGTTACAAAAATTTAAAGCCATTATTTAACTCCATACATTGTGATAGTTCCTGAGTCTATATTTCCTGATGACATTTTAAATTGAATAGCATTAATAGCTGATGTTGTATTAAAATAACCAGCTACTCTCTCAACAATTAAAGTTGGTGCAGTATCAAAAGTTGAGTAAGTTCCAATAAAATGTTTTACAAACGTAGTCGAACTTGGTTCAAATAATCTTAAAATTCCTGAACTAGCCGCATCATTATCGTTTGCTTCACCATTTCCTAAATTTTGAAAATTAGTTGATTGTGCTAAGTCTAAACCTGTTTCATAAGCAAGAGAACTAGAAGAACCACTTTCATCGTGAGTAGTTTGTATAACAGTTGAAGTTACAGTTACTCCATAAGATGAACCACCATTTGTTGAAGTTTGAAATTGTAAAGATGCGTAAGCAGATGGGTGAATATTATTAAATAAAAATATATATTCTTTATATGTACTGTCAATTCCAGAAGTAAAAGAAATTGATGAACTTGAACTTGCAGTTGTGGATGCTATCTTAACTAAATTACCACCAGCACTTGCTGTTTCTAAACCATTAGCACTTGAATTAAATCTTATAGCTTCACTAGCAGCTGGAGTAACATTTATACTATTAAATTTTAATTTATTAAGAGCCATTATTTTGTTAATCCATACATTTTGATTACACCGCTATCTATGTTTCCGCTAGACATTTTAAAATCTATAGCATCTATAGCTGACGTAGTGTTAAAATATCCAGCAACATTAGCATCAATATTTAAATCTGCTGCGTGGTAACAATTCCCTCTATAAATAAAATGTTTAACAAATGTAGTGTTAGACGGAGAAAAAAGAAATAAAGTTCCACTTGCTGATTGGTCATTATCTGTTCCAATAGAGTGATTTAGTATTTGATAACTAGTGGATTGTGCTAAATCATAACCTGACTCATAACCAAATCCTGTGGTATCATTTTCAAAATGATTTGCTTGAAAATTAGTTGAAGTTAAAGTGACTCCATAACTACTTCCACTATTTGTGCTACCTTGAAAAGTAATATCTGTATCATTACTTGCTGGGTGAATATTAATAAGTTTAAACATATAAGTATCATATGTGCTATCAATACCTGAAGTAAAACTTGAGGAAGATACTCCTGAAGATATAGTGTTAGTTGAAATTAATGTCATAGCACCAGGTGCTGCTGTATCAAATCCATTAGCACTAGAATTAAAAGCTAAGCCTGTGCTTGCAACTGTGGTTAAATCAAAACTATTAAAATTAAATTTAGTTAACGCCATATAATTTTATAACCCCACTGTCTATGTTGCCTGAACTCATTTTAAAACTCACTTCATCTATAGCTGATGTAGTATTAAAATAACCAGCTGCAAAACTATGAATAGCACCTTCAGCACCTGTTGGGTTCATATGCATTGTATTTGCTATAAAGTGTTTAACAAAAGTGGTATTGCTAGGGTCGAAAAGATGTAATGTCCCTGAACCTGAACTGTCATTTCCATCAGAAATACCATCAAAAAAAACTTGATTATAGCTTGAACCTTGAGCTTGATCTCCTGATGTTTGATAACCAAGACCATTTGCACTACCAGTTTCTAATTGAAATGCTCTAAACATTGAGGAAGTTATTGTTTCATTAAAACCTGAACCGCCACTTGCATTTGCTTGAAAAGTAAAAATAGCACTATCACTAGCTGCGTGAATATTAATAAATTTAAAAATATATTCTTTATAAGTGCTATCTATACCGCTAGTAAAATCTATTGTTGCACTGCTACTAGCTGTCTGTGTTGATATAAGTTGTAGTGCCCCACCAACATCATCCGCAGCTAACCCATTGTTACTAGAGTTAAATGTTATAAACTTACTCGCTGTGGGAGTAACGTTGAAGCTATTAAAATTTGCTTTAGATATTGCCACATTCTACTCCTATGCTTTTCTTCCGTAAAAACTTATTTTACCTGATGCAAAATTACCTGATGTTACAAAAAGTCTTATTCCTGATCTGGAATGATCACCACCCTCTGAAGAAGTATTAAACCCTTGTGAGAATTGAACAGCAGCCGCATAACTATCTCCTGGAACATAAACAACTTTGCTATGAACTATTGTTCTTCTAGCTGTAAGATGAGGATTTAGCAAATCTACTTCAAAATTATATACTTCATAAGCACCAGCATCATTACCTAAATTTTGTCCTAGATCAATTCTAGTTTGGTTTTGAGAATCTTGTGTAAAGCTATCATCATCGTGACCAAATTGAGTAAAATCATAGTGAGGTGAGTTAGATGATACACCTGCTGAAGTAGTATCTGACAATAAAAGACCATTTGTATCAAAAAATCTACAAGCTAATGATTGAGTGTTTGCTGAATTAACGATACCTGAACCTATAATTTTAAAGTCTTGAAAATCTGTTGAAAGACTTGTGAAATCAACATTAGTAGTGCTACTTAAAGTTGTTGTGCTGATAAGCTCATACATACCACCACCTTTAATAAGTGAGTAGTCTATTCTTTTAATTACACCTCCATCACTAACTAAAAACTCATCAGTATCTGCAGGAGCTTCTGCTAAAGCGGTTTGTCCTGAGATTACATCTGCATTAAATTTAGCAGCTGTTACTGAGTTAGCAACTAGTTTTGCAGTTGATATACTATTGTCTGAAGGTGTGCCTAGATCTAATACATCACCTAAAATAATTACAAAGTCTATAACATCACCTGTTGCTAAGTTACTAGCAAAG